TTCGTTTTTTTGATGTGACGATATTTGGTTTACTAAACTCGAAATTTTTGTATTTAATATTACCAGCAAATTCCCATTGTTTGACACAAGATAACTTACTCACTTCTTTCAAATCATGAACTACTTCGCGAGAAAGTTTTATTCTCTTCTTTCTTATTGCCATATTTGGGCGCATTATTCTAAATTTCATTGACACTACCTGTTATACACTGAGAATTTATCGGGTTTTATTTTTAACTATGTATCTACATTCATTATTACATTTTTATCAAGTAATGTAATGACACCCAATTCACTCCATGTATAGTATCGAATGGATATACCAAACTGTTTGCGCATGATAGGGTCTATATATTTATTAATAGTTCTTTTCCATTTTTCGGGTGTAGATGTATAATACTGAAATCTACCCCGAGGAACTGATACTCGACGAAATTCGTAACCATTCATGAGTTCATTAAATATTTGAATTACTCTATTAGGGTTTGGTTTATTCATATTTGTTTCGATGAGATCTATGATATAGTAACCTTGATTTTCTAAGATAAGATTTGCTTGCATTTGAGGGTAAGCGTTTATATACGCCCTCAAATCGGGTTCACTCGGATATGTAAATAATGGGAGTTCATTTTCTGGTACTGGATGTGTATGATAAACTATGTACTGTGTCAATTCTTCTTGTGTGGGTGTAACATTCGCTATTCGATTATTCGTATGAGCTGTCGGTGTATTGAATTTAACATAATTCCTTGTATTATTGATAGTAAACGGGATAGTACCGGCATATTCAACTTGTCGAGTCCACGTTCGAGTGTAAACGTCTTTTAGGTTATCGATTAGTTTCCGACTTAACCTGACAGACATATACCTATTGTTCGCTTTCGTAATTGTACCAAGATTATACTTATTCCGTGGTATGTTCAATCTCACCAAATTATTCGATAATCGATTGATTGCACGATTAATTTCTGAACTTCGTCTCCTCCCTGTAAGAACCCTTTGTCTATTCTGTGTCTGCCTATTTGTAGGAGCCATCTTAACATATATAGAGAAATTTTTAGTTTCTTTATAAATGAAGTGGGATATTGAAAAAATAGTGAAAGAAGTCTATTCTGAATTAGGACCCGGATACAGTGAACGAGTATATCATAACGCGGTTGAGGTTATACTGAGAGAGAAAGGTATTCCATATGAATCTGAAAGACACATTTTGGTTAGGTTTAGGGGTCACGTTGTCGGACAGTTACGAGCTGATATTATCATAGACAATACTGTGATACTAGAACTAAAGGCGATCAAGACTCTCACTGATGGGATGGATCAACAGGCTCGAAAATATCTTGACTTGACAGGACTGAGGACGGCGTATCTGGTAAATTTTCCTCTTCAACCTGGTCGGGAGGTTGAGATTCGGAAACTTGCATTAGGACCATCAGCGGGAGAACTCTCGCGAGCCTTTGATAAAATACGAGATCATCATCGTATCGTGTCTGCGGACCTAACACAGCTGCTTCCAGGAGTTCATGGGCCGTTTTCAAATGAAACTTCGCCTGTTCCATGCAGTACTGAACAGCCGGGTCCGTTTGACTGATGTTATCTAGGTGTGGGCACACATGAGACTCGAGCTCATAGAGTGCCAATAGGGCTTGGTTTTCTTCTTGATTCATGGTTGGAAATTATAATTTTAGTCGAACACTTAGGTTCTAAACAGTTGGAATATATTCCCACCGAAGATCATAACAAATTTTTTTCCATATTACATCTTGGTGGTATAATTTTTCTTTTGATTTTAAAAGTGGAAAATATTGAAGATATTCATCCTCACTTAAAAGTTCACAAAATTTATATAAAACATACGAGTAACTCAAAAAGTTTTTTCTTTCTGTAGGACAATTATCATCAAATGGTTTTTGTATATCTTTGAACATGATTCGTAGAGTCTCTTCTAGTTCTTGTGGCATATTTGGTGGTTTAATTCCATTCAAAATATTTGTAATGTACGGAACATGTTCATAGTATTTATTTAGTCTTAATTTTTTCAATAAACCTCTAATTTTTGCATGTGTAATATCTTCAAGTTTCTTTATTTTTATCTTTTTGAGTTCCACCCTCAATTGGTCTATCACTTCAACTGGTATGGTCGTCATCTCTTGTGCCTGAAATTGGGATAACCATTCGTTAAAATGGTTCTCTCTTTTGTATGAGTAATTTATGATTTTCTCAGACGTTTCTTGTTCTTCTCGGTACGTGAGTTCTTCACTCATCGCACGTGAAACAACTTGACCACACCCATCACACACCAAATCTGCAGTTTCACGAAAATGAACGATGTTACTACTTTCACCACAATTTTCACATATTTCCAATGAAATAATTTCCCTCGCTCTCTGAATATTTTTTTTTTCAACTTCTATAAGATATTCTGTAAAAATGTCTTTTCGTTTCAAACCAGTAGTTTCCTTAACATTAAAAACATTATCTGTGGTTGTTTCTTCATTATTTTCCTTTGTATGTTCGTTCATGTACGGCATACATTTCATGACATAATCAGCCATTTCAGATTCATATTTATTTTTATTAGATGGATCATTCGCTATCAATTCTTTCCAGTGTTCCATTTTATTGTTATACCTACTTAAAAAGTTACCTTCCATTCCTTATAAAGAAATGCTTGTCAAACTTTTAAGTAATCTTTTATTTCTGTACAAAAATTTAACCACTCCACAAGACTATAAAATTATCAAAGAAGAGTTGGAATATAAAATAGATTTTGGTATGAAATATCAAACTGAAGATAATTTTTGGTACGAAGAGAGTAAAGATTGGGATGGCATACTAGAAGAATTTTATTGTGATGTCACAGGTAAATCATTTAGACACACATCTGTACCACAAAATGTAAAATATGTGATTTTGCGTATCAAGTATTATTATAACGGACACATTTATTCCGCTATATCAAATGACATTAATTTTAAACCAGGTGAAAATGAAAGTTCAGCGATGCATTTTAGTATCCCATTGAGTAGTGCTTGGATAGTTGATCATGATGATAAACCTATGCGAAACATTACTGAAAAGGTGAAACGATATTCTGGACCTAGATGTGATTTTCATGAACAAAAGGTTCCACTCGAACATTTATTGTATTATGAGAAAGATGTCTTAAAAGACCGTTTTCCTAAGATTGTTCTTTCGAATACCCTAGGAATGAAAAAGGTTCTCAATACTCTTGAAGATTACACGACTAGTCTTCAGATACCTTAGTTGCTAGGTAAAACTTGAGTTCACCCAAATTTGCAACGTTATACTTTAAAATCAAAAATCTATTACCCGTTTCTTGTATAATTTGCACAGACGCACACATACTCGTCGCCTTTGTAAAGATATTCAAGTATTTTAGACTGTAGGTACCCATAATTTCCGGACTTTCATCGAGACAATCGATTGATGTTTCCTGATTTGCGAAATCACCATCACATCTAAATTTGATTTGATCTCCGATTCTCCTAATTTCTATATCCGTTCCTATGTTAGACATGTCACGACAAAGTCTTTGGAAATCTACAGATGGAAGAGTTGTTATCGTGGTCATGTCAATGTCAGGAACTTCGATATGATTCTCATTAATATCTAACAATTTGAGCTGAAATTTTGTGTTTGTTTTCTTGGCTTCACTTGAAATTTCAATATCCATGTATTCCTTAGAGTTGATTTCAATTTTCAAAACATCGTTATTGGTGATGGTCTTTAAAAGTTTAAACGTATTTGAGATGTTAATACCAGCGATGATTTCTTCTTGTGTACACTCGTACTCTTCAAAGTTGTCCGCCGCTAAAAATATGTCTATGAGAGACGTTCGAGCGGTATCCAGTGTAACGATATACATTCCTTGTGGTCTAAAGTAAATGTTTACATCATTAAGTATGTCTTTCAGTACTTCAAATGTTGATTTAAAGGCGGAAGCCTGTATAGTGACTAATTTCATATCTAAATAATTATTTGTCTCATATCTTTAAATCTGTGTATCATACGCAATACCCTTATTCACATCACGACCAATTTTCTCTTCCAGTTCTTTTGTCATCGGAGGTTGGAGACTTCGCCCGTAATCATCCAGAGCGAAGATGTCACCCGTGGATTTACCTTCATCTAACGTCGTCATAGAACACCCGTACCCCCCTATAGGACTGTGCACCACCTCCTTCTGTGGAAGAAGGGAGTCGAGCCAGTTCTTTATTTCGTTTCCTACCAGGATCTTACCATTCTGAGTTAACATAGTTGGTACTCTGTTGATCTTATTTTTGTAACTGGGAGGTATACCCTGTGTATTTACATTGTGATATCTCACAAGTTGCTTCAATTGATGGTGTTGATTTATATACTCTACGACATCCATAGAATGTTTACACCTTGGGCTATATATCAGCAGCGACATCTACTATGTACATCGTAATTTCTCTAAAAAAAATTAACGCGTAATAGTAAATATGAACTACTTCTTAGCGTTCACTCTCATAGTGGTAGTAATTTTTCTGACTACCAACATGGAATCTTTCACAGACACGTTCGGTCTCTCAGGCTACACAAAACCAGTTCCTCCTGTAAAACTGAATGACCCCAGACCAAACCTTGAAGGTTTTGAACAATTTGAAATAAGTGTCGATAACGACATGATGGAGCAGTTTGTTATTCAAGCGAATAATGAAATAGATAAGCGCACTGGTATGTGTACCTACATCATCGAGACGACCGGTATCAACGGTTACAGGAAGGATGGTGTTGAGATATACGAAGTCATGTTTATGAGTGTGAAAAAGGATGGTTTCTCGTTTGGCTTCTCTATAGTAGCCTCGTTTGAGGTTCAGAACGGGAAATCCCGTATCGTATCCCTTCGTTCACAACCCCTGGGTATTCAGGCCCCTGATGACGTATCCGCTTTTACAGAAGGTGCTGCGGGTAAGGAGTTTGTCAAATATGAACTCGTTAAAGAGGCTGCTGTTCCTACCAAAAGTGAGTTTGATTCCGCTAAAAATAAGTTAGAGTAATTGTATGTTGAGCATCAATGACGTTACTAAGATTGATGATAAAAGAAAACAAATCAGGAAAGAAATATATATGAAAATTTATGAACAATTTTCTACAAAAATTAAACAATCTGTAGAACTTGGTCATAAACAGATTTTTCTCACCGTTCCAACATTTATACTTGGATATCCCACATTCGATAGAAGACTTGCAGCTAAATATGTGGCGAGACAATTCGAACTGGGTGGGTTTAGTGTAAAACTCTTGAGTGATTATGACGTGTACGTTTCATGGGTTGTATCTAAAAAGAAAAAGGAAGTAAAAGAAGAAGATGATGTGGACTTACCCAATCTATTGAATCTAAAAAAGATGGCGAATCAGTACAGGAGAAGTGCGTAGGAAAACATCATTTTAAAAAACCCCTTAATCATAAATGGACAATCTGAACGTTCTCGTAGAAGCGAAGAAGGAGTATCTCGGACAGATGTGTATCATCATGTGCCCACCTATGATTGAAGTTTTTCAGGAGATGTATGCGGAATCTGTGAAGACCTCTAAGGGTAAACAAGTTCTCATCATGTTTCAAAAGTTGTTGAAAGAGGTTCCTAATTGGTCGAATGCAATGTCAAAGCGTCACGCCGATAACATCACAGACCGGTGTTCTTGGTTTGGTGACCTCCTCGCTGCCGTATTTGTTGCGTGTACAAAGATTCTTTCAGCTGTTCGCCTCAAAGCGGATAACAAAAAGATTTCCCTGAAGCTTCCTACCGAAGAAGTATTTATTCAAACGTGTTACAACAACGCTGCGCGGGACTTGTACAAAGATCCTTATATTTTTCATGAAGAACAGAGTGAATACGCTCGTGATGAGAATCTCACGATGCGTTTTTCCCTTTCTATCGAAAACACCGTAAAAGAATTGATCCCTGTTCAACAAATCCTCCAAACGTATATGTCACAAGAGACTAGGGATATTTCTCTGGATGGAGAAGTCGAAGACACCACCGACCCAGACGTTCTCGACGAACATATGGAAGAACCCTTCGGTGAGCCCGAGCCCGAGCCCGAGCCTATGATGGAACCAGAACCCCTAGATGAAATGAATGACCCCCAACCCACCGGACTTGAAAATGAGTTCAAAACGGTACATGGTGTACATGCACCCGAACCAGTATCAGAACCAATCGCAGCACCCCCTCCCCCTCCCTCTCCATACCCCCAGGAACAACCTCAACCTACAGACGATGACGTATTATTTGGTGATGCACCAGACCATCGTACAAAAAATCCCCGGTATAATTAAATGGAACTCTCAGATCATTTGCGCGACCCAGTGAGTGCCGCCCTAATTGCAGCGGGAATAACCGCCGCTTATATTCACCTCAAAGCATATTTGAATAATGAAGGTAAATTAGAACTCAATAAATATACCAAACCTGCCGTTCTCAACGCGATACTGGTATTTTTTATTATATCAGGTGGTTTAGCACAGAAGGAAGCTATCTCCAGTGAACCTTTCTAAACTTAAAGATTAACCAATAGTATAAGAATATGGCGTCCGTATCTGCGTTTAATGATATGATGAGTCAATTTCTTGTGGAATTGCACAAGACTTTTCCAGATGAAAAAGGCATTAAGAAGATGCTCACCTCCTTTGACATGTTGAAGTCCACCAATCCCCGTCTCGTTGTAAACGGTTTTATGGATGGTGTCACCCCTTACGCAGGAAAGATTTCTGCCAAGGATGAGACTTTTTTACTCGAAGAGGTTGAGAACATCGAGTTTCTCAGGGAACTCGATATTAAGAAGTATTGGGGTAATATGTCCACAAATACAAAGGCTGCTACCTGGCAGTATCTCCAAACACTGTACATGCTCGGTACCACTATCACTTCTCTCCCAGACGATACTCTTTCACAAATTGAAAAGATTGCAAAGGGTGTCGCAAGCCAAATGCAAGATGGAGACGGTGACCTCGACCAAGACGCTCTCATGAAAATGATGGGTAGTATGCTTGGTGGTCTGCCCAAAAAATAAACCTAACATATACTAAATGAAGGCCTGGTTCGACGATCCTCAGCAGCTCGTGAGAGCTGACCAGGTTAATCAATTCTGGCCAACAAATGATCAAACTCCAGAAGACCGGGTTAATGCTGCTTCCCGATTCGTAATTTATGTATGCACCATACTCTATCTCATTCGCCGTGACCCTAGGGTTTTCGTTTTGGGTGCGACGGTCCTCGCCGTTATTTACGTTCTTTATAAGTCTAGGATGGTTAAGGAGACGTATGGTGGTTCGGTTGAAGGTGTGAGCTGTCAGATGCCAACACCTGATAATCCCATGGGAAATGTCATGATCACCGACTTTAGTGACGCACCTAACAGATTAGAGGCGTGCTATTATCCCACCGTTAAACCGTTTGTGAACAGTTACACCAGTGACCGTATTCCATATGATGCAGGTCGTTCTCGTTCACCCATGCCCAAGTATCTTCGCAACGCCATGGAACGTCAGTTTGTTTCAAACCCCGTGACCAAAATCCCAGGGGACCAGACGGCTTTTGCGGAATCTCTTTATGGGCGAAAACATGCTCCCATGTGTAAAAGTGACACCCGCTTCTGTGATCCCAACGCTCGTGGTGTTCAGCTCGGGGCATTTTCTGGTCTCGGTAGTCACGGCGATAAGCGTTCTGGCATGTTTGCTAGATAAATATTCTTATGTAATAATAAATGGCATATCAACTTCAACCTGGACTTTCCATTGTTCAAAATACGGGCGCCGTTCCCCCGGTAAAAGCAAACGACGAAATTTTTGTCTACCCCCAGCCCAGTGCTTTAAATTGTGGTGATTGCCGCCCCAACACTATGTTGTACGGCACCGCCCCTTATATGGCAGGTAAGGGCTCCCCAGCGCAGTATATCGAAACGAGTGATCAACTTCGCCCTCAATCTACTTCACGATTTAACAAGCATATAATTCAGACGTACGAGCGTAACCTTTTTCCCCTCTCTAACATGGAGTGTAAGGTTCCCCTTCGTACTCAGAAATATGACCCATCTAGTACCCGCGCCGAACTCCAGAATGGACTGTTTGAGCGAAGGTATCTTAATAAAAATGTTAATAAGAAGTAAGAATGGCTGATCCTATATCGCTCATGGCTGTTGCTGGTCTTGTTTTTGCCGGTAGGAATTTGAGTACCAAGTCCGCACCACCCAAGGTCGACAACGTACCACCAACAATGAAAAATCCTGAAATAGTAGAATCTAATAATTTTGACGCCTCCCCCGAAGTTCCACACAAAATGGAGATGGAAAATTTTGGTGATATCAGCCCCCAACAACGTAGTGGTGGTCAAGAAATTCTGAACATGCGCAATCGAATGTATGATCATGGTCGTATGAATAACTTGTCACCCGTCGAGAAACAGCTCGTCGGGCCGGGTTTGGGGGTCGGTGCTCACGTGCCAGCCGTTGGTGGTTTTCAGCAGACCTTTCGTGTGAATCCGGTTAATGTTGGTGAATATCGGTTAACCACACTTCCAGGGCGTACAGGTCCAGCGGCGGATGTTACCGGTGGTCGCTCCGCGAAGGTTGGTGAGCTTACACATAACAAACCAGAGACTACATCTTTCCTCCCATCGAGGAGACCCACTATGGCTGGGCGGGCACAGGGGATGTCGGGTGTTGTTCCCCGTAATGAACATGAAAAGACCAAGCGTACCACTAACCGTTCGGAGACCGGTCACCGTGCGGATGGTTTAGGATTCAATGGTGCGAAGCGAATCATATCGGCGGGTGCGATGCCACAAGATCCCACTCGATTCAAGACTGACCGCACGGATGAACAATATACATACATGAATCATCCAGCGCCGGGTATTCACAGTCACCGTGGTGCGTACACCAATAGTGCCGCTGTAAAGGTGGCTTCTAAGAATAATGAAGAACTCATGAAATACGGTTTCCGCCCAGAAGACCGACGAGGAAAGCCAAACCGGATGGGTAACGCTGGTCGAATGAATGTTCGTGAAACAGCTCTCAAACAGGGTGGTGCTCTTACCGCTGTTCGTTCGGATACTACACGTATCGATGGACGTGTCAACGCGGCCAATGGTGGATGGACGCAACAGTATCAACAAAAGCCGTATCATCAATTTAACGCCTACAAGGGTAACGCGAATCCCAACACTAATAACCTCGACATAGCCAAGAGACAGCTCCAGAATAACCCCCTTTCTCATTCACTCTCTCATTAATTTTTTAGTTCATTAGACAAAAACATTCATTAAAATATTATACATGTATTTTAATGAAGGTCCACACCCTTAACATAGATAGTGGTGAGAGAGATACCAATGTATATTCATACGCTAATAATTATACCGTTACTTTGGATAACCCTATTTATGACGTAACAAATATCAAACTTGTATCTGCAAGAATTCCCACACCACAGTTGATTACATGTGTGACGAACAAAACATTTAGTGTGGATGGAAATGTTTTTTCATTAGATGAAACAAACTACAGCACAGGAACAGAACTGGCAAGTGACTTGGCTACTAAACTCGCACCACCAGATTCCAATATAAACTCAGTCGTATTTGATACAGACACAAACGCGTTGACATTTTCTAATACACACGCGTCCGATAATGCATTCACACTTGAATTTTATGATGGTACGAATGGGTATTCGAGTAATTCTTCACATTTTACAACGCCCCACCAGGTTTTGGGTTTCAGTTCGGGGAACCATAGTTCGGTGACTGATAGTATCAAATCTGGGGCTATAAATATAAATGGACCAAATTCGTTGGTATTAAAATTGACAACGGGCTCTGATGAGTTTACACAATCTGTGTATACATCCACACCTTTCTATACCGGGCATATACTTCTAGACGGATCCAAATTCATCAATTTTAACGGAGCTGACGATATGTTAGTGCATAATTTCCATACTGGAAGTCAAAAAATGATACAAGATATCAAAGTAGAGTTTTTTTACATGAGTCATGGTCGACTCATTCCGTATGATTTTAGAAATCAAGATCATATATTGAAATTTGAAATCACAGGTTCAACTGATAAATTAGAAAATTTACCAAAAGTTTCTATAGAAGAGCCCAAGAAGGTTGAAAAGAAAGAGCCAATAATAAGTATTCCTGAAGTCGTAAAGAATTCTTATAAGTGGAGAAAAGAGTATTTGTATATAGTACTAATTATTTTAGCTGGACTACTCCTGATGTTTTTAATGAAAAGCAAACCGTTTAGCGGGTTATCGCGTAGACGGGCTGTGCGGGCTTAGAAGCCTTACCAGTAATCCTGGAGATGACTAAGAAGACAACCACAGAGAGGAGGGAGGTAAGGACCGCGGTCATGGCGTACTGAGCACCACCATTCTTGGGGACCTTAATGATCTGGGTGATAGTCCACCGAACAAAGTCCATCCACGACATGGCAGCGGCGAAAGAGAAACCACCGACAATCGAGTTGAGGGTCTGGGTCTGGAGTTCTTGGGTTACAAGGTTTACGGTCTGGAGAGCGGCGGCCGACATCGTTGTTGTTATACTATAGGTTAGGAAAAAAATTATTCTTTTGTAATTTCTTCCTTTTTTACTATTTTTTTAAATCGTTTTGCTTTTAATGTTTTTGTTTTTGAAAATAATTGTTCATCATCTGATGAATCATCACTAGAGCTTGAATCTAAGTTTGAAATATGTAACTTAGCCTTATCAGAAAAAGTCCATCCTTCAGGTTCTGATGTGCTCATTACTATTAATAGCATTTTTTAACATCTCTTCTGACGGATTCTGGGGTTTCCAATCGTCCCAACGGTCGTAGGCGTCGTTCACCTGTAAAAAAACAGGATTGTTTCCTGAATAACGTTCAAACGGTGGGCAGTCTTCTGGTGGAACCGTGGGCATTTCTTCATCTTCATCTTCGTCAACCTGTTCATATATATCTGGGTAAATAGACCCAACGTCCTCACCGACTTTATACATCGCACAATACTTTGTTGCATATTCCACATCTTCTGGAAGGAGAGTATCTCGTCCACAAGCTTTGGAATAGTCACATGCAAGTGTTAAACCCTTTTCAAAAACTGGGAGAAGAATATTAGTCATGGTTTGAATATATTGTTCAAACATAGCGTCTCCAGCATCACCGAAGCCTGTTTGCATATTCATCTTTATTGTTTAGAATCAAAAAGAGTTTCGGCAATTCCCTCGCGTATACGAAGAGTATTATAGCTCAAAGCGTAGATACGTACTTGTCTGTTAAAATCTGGACAATTTGTGAGACTTAGGTTCACGAGTTGCTCTTTCACTAAACTGAAGTTAAGCTGTCCTGTTGGATACCACTCTTCCGGCTGGAGGGCGAAACTATACGAATAAAAGCGACGAATGAGCTGTGTTTTTGAATGATGAATCGCCCCCTGGACAGCCTTTAGAAATATGACATTCCCTGTATCACGTGTGATAATCTCCTGACCGTCTAACGTGAGTGTTAGATGATCTAAATTTTCATAAAGTATAAATTTTCCACCTTCTACACTGGCTGTATTATCATAATCAAAAATCGTTACAAAATTACCCTGACTCACACCATCCCCTGTAGTCCCTTGTCTTTGAATAACAAAGTAGAGTTCCTTCACGGGATTGTCAAAGTCTAACTTGAATTTTCCCGTATTAACACCGGCGTCTACATCGAATACATTTTGCTGAATCTGTGTTATGAGGTAATCTCTCTTCATTTTTTGAAATTTAATTCGTTCTTCACAGTCTATGAATACAAGTTCTGTACAAAGTTGAAATTCTTTAATTTTGAGTGTTTCATTTAATGTGATATACGTACCATCACCCTTAATGACCAAATCTTGTACATCTCTCAATTTGAACTCCACTTCGACTTCCTGTTTCGTTATAGCACACAAGGGTATGGCAAGTTCTGGGTGGTTATAAAAATAGAAGGGAATATCCACGAAAAAGGTCTCATCAGTGTTTAATCCTAACGTATCGTGTATGATTATACCCGTATTACCCCCACCTCCCGATATCACTTCACCCACCCTTTTATCAGTCGTTCGTAATGGATACTTACCGATGAGCTGTTCGAGTGCCTTTTGTTTTGTTTGTGTGACGTTATGTTCCGAATATATCTGAAGATAGTCACTCGTTATACGTTGTATAACCTTTCCACCTATGATCAATTCGACATGTTCAATCAAAGCATGTGCGACAGATTCGATATACATCGTGGTACTCGTTAGAATTTCCGGAAGTGTACATCTCACACTGATAGTTTTCAGGATATCTCCCTGATTCTGTGGAATCTTAAATCTAACCTTTTTTCCAAAATCGGCTCCATTTTCCGAGTCTATATCGACATATTCCCTGGAAAAATTCGAGTGCCTCTTGAAACTCTCGATGAAATGACTGTAGTCTGGATCTAAAGTGAAAAATTCCTCTTGAGGTCCAGTTGCCATTAGTTGAATTTGCCCAGCCATTACTACTATATCCATCTAAAATTTTAATCCAGCTAAACCACTATTAATATGCAAAACGTTATAATTTATAGCATATATACGTGTCGTACTGTCATAAGATGCGTAGGCGGGTGGCACCGCAATTTCGATTGTGAATAGTTTATGTGAGATACGACTCATATTGACTTGCCCGGTTGGATGGGGGGATTCGGGCTGTAATGCAAATGAGTATACACCGAACGTGGAGGGACCCAATTTTGGAAGTACCCCATTAAACGGTTGTGTTGCATTCACTAAAGCGGATGGTACGTTCACGTGATGTTTAAGTGGTTGTTCATATTCTAAGAATAAACCACCCCTATTAAATACGATTTCATTATTGAATCTCAATTCTGCATTTACTATACTATTGTACCAGTTTGATACGTTGGTGAGATAAGCAACATCATTTTGTGATGTGAATAATAATTCTTTCACGGGGTGTTGAAAGTTTAACATGACACTTTTCTTATTTTCACCGGCTTTCATGACAAATTTAGACATTTGAACTTGTGTGATGACGTAATCGAGTGGGCGGGTCATGAGAAAGTTTCTTTCTTCTTCTGTCAAATACACAAACTCGGTATCAAGTGAGAACTTTAAGATTGAAGCGGATGCATCAGCATATGAATCACTTGGATCCGTACTACTCACGTTTCGAACGAGATCTAAAATTGGTTTTAGTTTAATTCTCACCTCTACGACTTGTTTTTGAAGTGCACATGTTGGTATAGCCAGGGATGGGTTCCTATAAAAATAGAATGGAATATCCAGGAAATATGTATACGGATCTGCATAACTTAGATAATTACCATGTCCATTGAGAAAGTACAGTGTTTGTTCGATGTCGTCATTCGTATTATGAAGTTGTTGATGCATATAGATGTACTCTCCTGTAATTCGTTGAATGGGTTGTCCACCTATTAAAAGTTCTGCGTAGTCTATCATATGAGTAATTATAGACGGTGACCATACCATATCATTTTCACCACCGTCATCTGGTTTGGGATCACTCAGTGTAACCTTCAGTGTAACATTTTTAATCAAATCACCTTTGTCACCCGGTATCGTGCATATGACAGTCTTATCAAAATCTATGTCCCCATCGAATTGGCTCTCAACATAATCAAAAGCAAATTTTGAGTGACGTTTGAAATTTGTTAGAAAGTACGAAAACTGTGGTTCACCTGTGAGCCATTCATCTTGGACCCCAGTGGCAGCAAGTCTCAGACGACCAGCCATTCCTACTGTATATGAGTAAAATTTTGGTAAATAAAACGAGACAGTACATTAGAATGAATCTTCAATTGAGGAAATTCAAACCCGAGACGATCGCGGATGACAGGGTGTGTGTTTTCATAGGTAAGCGTAACACCGGTAAATCAACTCTGGTGAAAGATATCATGTATCATAAGAAACACCTCCCGGCAGGTATTGTACTATCAGGAACAGAAGAGGGTAATCATTTTTACTCTGAGTTTATCCCAGATTTATTCATTTATGGTGACTACGACAGAGATGCGATAGAAAGGGTTATGGCCCGACAGAGAAAGTTGGTGGGCGGGGGTAAATCAAATTGTGGAGCGTTTATGCTTCTGGATGACTGTATGTATGACTCAAAGTTTCTAAAAGATACATGTATTCGTCAGTGTTTTATGAACGGTCGTCACTGGAAGATATTCTTTATGCTCACAATGCAATATGTTATGGACTTACCACCGGCACTACGAGCCAATGTGGATTATGTGTTTATTCTCAGGGAGAACATTATCCAGAACAGAGAAAAGTTATACAAATCCTTCTTTGGTATCTTCCCTTCTTTCGATATGTTTTGTAAAGTGATGGACGCCTGTACAGAGAACTACGAATGTCTCGTGTTAGATAATACAGTAAAATCTAACAAGATTCAGGATTGTGTATTTTGGTACAAAGCAACGGTTAGAAAGGGTTTCAGGGTTGGTGGTCCAGATTTATGGAGATTGCACCAGAAGATGTACAACCCCAAACATCAGCAGCAGAAGGAAGATGATGCTAAGAAGGCGACTAAGAAAACAAACCTCAAGATCACAAAGACTAAGTAGGTGCGTCTCGATAATTGTTCAAAAAACTATGGGTATATTAAATGGCTTCAGATCGAGTGTATACCATGAATCTTTCAGATGACGGAGAAGGAATGGTTCCCATTAGTCAGAATCAGTCCACATCTTTTATAAAAAACGAAGCGCAAATTCAACCCGAAAAAAATGTGAGTCAGAGTAAAGAGACGATGGATTCTACTCCCATTAACGATATCATGATGGAACCCCCTATGATGACCGATGAACCCAAGATGCAGGGTATGATGCCCCAGATGACTGCTCCCCAGCCTCAGGGAATGCATGTGCAACAGGCTGAGAAGCCCGCCAGTAAGAACCCCATGAATCTCACCGACGAACAAATGACCGCTCTTCTTGTTGCGGCGTGCACAGGTCTTGCGGTGAGCAAGCCTGTCCAGGACAAATTGGCGACTTCTATCCCCAAGTTCCTTAACGAACAAGGGGGTAGGAGTATGGTTGGCCTCGCGACTACTGGTGTAGTAGCCGCGATCGTCTTCTATTTCATGAAGGACTATGTAGTCAAGCCTTAAACAGGCCTTTCCCAGCCCATATTACTATAAATAGAATTATCAATTCCAGAATAATACGTACCCAAAGCACCAAGAGCAAACGTCCCCGCTAACAAGGCACTCAATTTAAGTTTCTTGCTAACGTCGGCTTTATGATCAGTCATAGCTTTCTTCGTTTCAGATGAAATCTGGTTGATGAAAAAGGTAATAACTAACGCGATGAAAGTCGTGGATAAGAAAAATACTCGGTCTACCGCGAGGCGTGGGATGTTACCGATGGCGAATCGAATAACATTGGGTATAATGACAGTAAACCATATGAGGTTTAAATGATAACTCTTGGATATAAGTGGTACGAGTGTTACGACGTATAGGAGTATCCAATACGCGATGGCCGTAATCAAAATGTTTACCGGCGTCTTCATTTAAACTAAACTGAGATTATTTATCCTGAATGTGCTGACCACAGAATTCGGTTCTTTCGGGAATTTGTTCATAAATACCCAAATTAATACACATGTCCCGAAGTTCGATGTAATTTTCCCAAAATTGTGAGGAATGTTTGTATTCACTCACGGTACAATGGGCCAATTCATGAATCAGAACGTGAAATATTTCATTCGGTTTACCATCTAGACATACAACTATTTCACCACCTTTGTTTGTATTAGAACCGACAGAACCCCACATTCGTTTCATACCCGTGATGGGTATAGTCCTGTGAAGCATGTGATACTTTTCGTTATTTGTTTCACGAAGGTGTTTCCTGAGGATGGTATATTTTTCCTTAACCTCAACAAGTTCCTTTGGTTGCCTGGTATAATAAAGAACAAACAGATTGATTATCAATAACAGCGCAAGTGTTCTCATCTCTTATATACAAAGATAAATTTACTATAGAGCTCCGATATAGGATTTCCAGTGAGACCCTGCCAAAGTTCTAAACTAAACCCCAACTCTTCTAAATGTGTGATCAACAAGTCTCTGAAAGCCACCGGCTCTGATTTTGGTCCATCCGCATAATAAGGTGTATCAACCAGATTTACAAATAACTTTTCACCAAAACCACCATTCCCATGGTCTTTGAGTTTGAAAAAATTGCCTCTATCATCTATGAGAGGAGTTTTAAAAATAATCTTTTCAGAATCTGGAATGATACCCATGAGAATACCACCTGGTTTTATCCGTTTTCTTATTTCATGTATCGAACTAAAAAACAAGTTCTTCGTTGCAAATATATAATGTAAAGAAAAATTGAAACATACAACATCAAATTTTCTATTTGGGCAATTATGAATGTCACCCTCATAGAAATTGACTCGCATATGCATATTTTTAGCGCGGGAACGAGCCTCTTCTAGGGCTGATGGTTCGGGATCACACATGTTAATGTTCACTCCACACTTGTGCCATTTTTGAAGATCTCCACCAAACCCACAGCCTACATCAAGAATGTGTTCACCTTCTTTTGAAACAGACTGGATAAGATTTCTCTTAGCATCATTGTGGTTTTTGCGAATCTCTTCCATGAATATAGAAGAGCTTAAAACTTTAATTTGAATATAGAATATGAAACCATTTATTAAATGGGTCGGTGGAAAAACTCAAATTATTGAAGATGTCTTAGGTTCTTTTCCTACAAAAATTGACGATTATCACGAAGTCTTCGTCGGTGGTGGAAGTGTTCTTCTGTCGGTCCTGTCAAAAGGTCTCGCGAATGGTAAGGTATGTGCATACGACCTTAACGGGTCACTGATAGCCCTGTATCAGAATATTCAAACACAACCAGACGTGGTACATAAACATCTACAGAAGATGTTCAACGAATACGACAAGTGTTTAGGTACTGAAATTAATCGCAAACCAAAGACTCTCAAAGAGGCTAAACAATCGAAGGAAAGTTATTATTACTGGATGAGAAAGAAATTTAATTCAAACAAGGAAGAAACACCCCAGCGTTCAGCAATGTTTATATTTTTAAACAAAACTTGTTTTAGGGGTGTATACCGTGAAGGACCCAATGGATTTAACGTACCGTACGGTCATTATAAAACAACACCTATGATTCTTACCAAAAAGGAACTTTCAAAAGTGAGCGACCTTATCAAGGATGTACAGTTTAGAAAATGTGATTTTCGTGAAGCGTTTAAGGAAATAGGAAAGGGTGATTTTGTATATCTCGACCCACCGTACGCACCAGAGACAAAAACATCCTTCGTGGGATACACGAAAGATGGGTTCGGGGTAAAAGACCATGAAGATTTATTCAATTTAACTAAGACATCCGGAGTTGATTTTGTGATGAGTAACGTGAAAGTTGATTTAGTTGTGAATACATTTTCTGATTACAATATAAAAGACGTGAAAGCACGTCGAGTTATAAACAGTAAAAATCCCGAATCTACGACGACCGAAGTACTTGTTTCGTCATCCAATCAAATATAGCATCTTGCTTCACACCGTAAAAGGCTGGGTAAATTGTCCACTTCTTATCTCGAATATGAACTTTCCATGTTGAGCCCACTTGTTTCGCGAAAAACACTGGTATCCCATGTTTTTCGTTAAACTTAATAGCAATTTCATATTTTTTCTGGCGTCCAAACCACCAATCATTAAGAATAAACATCATATAAACATTTTCAACATTGGGGTACAGTTGCTTATACTCTTCGAGAAGGCATGGACCCGCGCGAATCTTTTCATCGACAGAGCCTGCGACAATCTGGTGTTTTGCTTCGATGATAAAGAGTGTCTTTTTGTCATCACTGATGAGAGCGCCGTCAGGCTTCTTTTTGTGTTCCCAATACGGATCTTTGAGGTCTTTCATAAACTCGACGAATTGGTCTTGGTCAATGTACGTAAACGTACGGTCGCCAATTATATGTCTACCCGTGGGACGGAAACAATCCTCAAAGGGTTTTCCACTTGCATTTGTGTTCGCACCTCCTGTACCACCGGTCTTCATTTTATGGAATAATAACTGATATTTCTTTAGGTTCGAGTACCTCACTTAAGTGTCAATTCCATAAATAATAGCTTAAAGTTTTAAGCCTACGTATAAATATAATGTCTCTTGAACAAGATTATACCACTGTACCTGGTCAAATCTATGCGTGTCTCTCTATTGTGGGTCCCGATGCACCCCAAAAGAATGACAAATTCGGTATCAAGATTCGTGGTGCTTTTGCCAATCGTGAGGAGGCTGCTAATCACGCCAAGCGCCTCCAAAAGGAGGATCCCACGTTTGATATCTACGTCGTAGATATGTACAAGTGGCTTCTCATTCCCCCCGATTCTGCAAAGATTGAGGATGTTCATTATACGAACGAGAAGTTGGAGGAAATCATGTCTGGATACAAGGAGAACCAGGCTCAGGCTGCTCGTATGTTCCAGGAGCGTAAACAGGGTATGATGGATACAAAGACTGGATATACACCCGGTGATGAGAACTCGAAGTTTTACACCAAGCCCGATGAGGCGCCAATTTCTCACCCTGCTGAGGTTCTTGAGCGACTTAAGAAGGAAAAGCCTGGTACTTCGATGGAAGAGTTGGTTAAGGAGGCTGACGAAATTGTCAATGAAGAGATGAAGGAGCGACAGAGGAAGCGTGAGGAGGACGCCAAGTCGACTGAGGCGAAAGTAGAGGATACAAAGGAAGACGGTGAGCCAGAGGTTTCATCCGCGTAAATAATATTCATATACAATAAACAAAATGATTAGGATTATCATCACGATACTCCTAGTCGGAGCTTTCTTTATTTTGTTTTTTAAACCAAAATACGATTTAAAAAACAAAACAGTTTCTGAACCATCCAGTACGAAAGGGTTCGTCGAAGATACATACAGGGGTCCCATTCTTTTTGGGCGAGATGGAATCCCCCCTAGATATGGTAACATAGGAACGTTTGTTGCTTACTCTGGCGTTCCAGAGGAACACTGGTTAAATGGATTTCCACAGGATCCGTCGACACCTGAAAGTTATGAAGATTCTGATACTAAACTGTCGAGACGTATACGTGACTTAAGTGTATCTTAATATAACTGGCTGCATAGTCTTACCCATGAAAAATCCTAAAAGAAAAACAGCAAACGCGATTATCCACGTAGATTTATCAATGTTCGTGAATATATCGATTTTTGCATTTTGCTGAGGTGGGGGAGGTGGATAATTCATTTCACTCGGATGGAAATAATACGGCTGGTCTTCAACCATCTCCTGTTTTTCGTGTTCAATTTCCTGATTTAAAGGGTCGACAGTGGGGTTGTACTCAATAGGATTACCAATATCAGTTTCCATTTCTAATATAGAATTTGTTTTTTTTAAGCCGATTCTTCCTCACTCTCACTCTCATCATCTACCACGAAATCCTTGAGATTACCATTATCATCAGCGTCTTCGTCGTAATCGTCATCACTACCTTCTTCTGAGTTATATTCATCTTCAGTATCAATTACTGAATCATCTTCAAAATCATCATGATCATCTGTAGCATAATCGTCGTCTAGTACAGTTTCTACTGGTATATAAAGAACGGGCTTCTTTATAACCCTACCAAAGCGAGAACGAGTCATTTATATACTTTAAACACTGTTCTGTTTAAGTATCTTTAGGTTGAAGTTTATCAGTTATTTTGGGGAGTAAGATGTGAGTTCTTCCATTATTTTTCTTACAGATTGGACATTTTTGTTTTATTTTATTTTTGGTGATGATATATGACATAGTTTTATTTTCATGTACACCAGAAATAGTTTCACAATAATTAGATGTGGTTAACACTAAAAAATTATTTTTATTTCGAGTTACATTAACTACACGTGTATCATCACTACATTTCATATTCTTATTAATGAAGTTTTCAAGATCTGGTTTTACATTCATCTGTTTAATTTCTGGTTTTTCTACAATTTTTTTTATTTCGGGACACTTTGTGAGTGTTTCCTTTTTAGGGTAAAGTTTATCAATAATGTCATTTGTTAATTTATGTCTTCTACCACAGAAGTGTTCACAAAAGCCATCACGTCTTCCCCTAATTGTTTCATGTCGACTGAAACATTTTTGGAGAATCTCCCTTCCACTTATGATGAACCACACATGATTCGACCCATGATTTCTTTTTACGTTTTCACAATATCTAGAATTTGTCGCTGCGAAATATGTTTCTTTGTTTTTGAATAGTTTAGTGATGTATGCACACCCTTGACCCTCCATATTTTTTCGAATAAATGTTTCTATTTTGTGTTTCAATTCTTCATCATAGATTTCATTATTCATTTGTTCATCTGAAAAGGAATTTTCTTTGATTTTCAAAGATACAGAAGGTGGTTCTACCGTAACTGTCGTAGGTGCATCGGTTCGAACGGCTGACATTTTAAGAATTTCAACGGTTGGGTCCTGACCTATTCTCGTGAGAGAACCAACTTTGTATATGAAAACAGGAAGATACGCCAGTTGGTCTACTCTACCATTATCACAATCTTTACACCCTTTACCATCACACGCTTCATGTTTTGCTCGTTTATACGACCATGGCATTCTAAATCCACTCCCCTTTGTCTTTCTACGTGCGTCACCGTATACAGATGAATCGATAATTGCATTCCAATCCATATTACTCTTAAATTTTGAGAGGGACACGAGAATGTGTTCGCGGAGTGAGATGGCAGATATCTGATCAACCACAAAATTGGGCCAATTGAGGTGTACACCAGTTTTAATTAGGTCACCTGACGGTTTGGGTTGTGAGACAGAAATAAGACACTCTTTACCACCGTGGAACTTTACCGTCTCACAAATAACCTTAGAAATGTCCTGAATCTCATCGATTCCTAGGGGCTCTGGGTCTTTATAATCGATATCCACGAAAAAGTTATACGTCTCACTCTTTTGTTCGACGACGTAAATCCTTTCTCCCGATTTTACAGCCTTAATATACATATCGTAAAATTCATTCAATCTATCAAACGGCACAGAGAGTTTACCCCCGTCCATGAGCACGTGTGATAGATTGGTAGCATTATTGAATCTTTGTGACCAATTCTTAAACATACCTTATTATTGTTCATCATCTCTAAACCATTTCATACAGGAAACGTCCTGGTATTCTTTTGTTTTAGAAAGTTCCTTCTTAAAGGTTAACAATTCATATACTGTTTTTTCTTCATTTTGTTTGAGCCATTCCTGAATTTCCTCTTCGCACATACCCCTGTTCTTCTCTAACAGTTCACTTATCTGCCTTAAAATGAAAGCCTTGGACTTCATTATTTAATAGAGAAGGTTTTTCTGTTATGAGAACTTATGCACGCATAAAATTTAGGATTTTTTATGACATTATCTATGATGAGTTTCCAACGTTTACGTGAGTTGAATTCTTCGAGTGTATCATAACTCATATAATCGTTTTCGTCGTGTGTTTTGCGTATGGGTTGATTGTTCATCTTTTTAATTTGTGTCTTGTGTTTTTCTTCATAGAATTTTCGTATTTGGGTTTGTTGTTCTGAACGGTTATAATTAACGAAAAATATATATACATTATATTCCAGGTCTACCGTTGGACTTTCTTTGTGTATAAATTTAAATTCTGTGTATTCACCATTCTTGAGGGAGACAACTCCACGTGTCTCCTCCTCCAATTCTCGTAGTGCGCATCGTAAAGGATTGAATATTTCTCTTCGTCTACACCCTCCTGTGACAAAAATCCAATCCTTGAAGCGCCAATCTCTCACTGTGAGAAACCGAGGTTTCCCGTCGATAAAGCTAACCGGTATTGCAATCGCTTTGTACTTCTTCATTGCGCATTCGCAAGTTATAATAAGGCGATATGTTTATTCGTCCTCCTTTACATCACTTTTTTCGGGTTCCTCCTCTGTCTCAGGAACAGATGGTTCTTCGGGGGGAGCACTGAGGTGCCTGACGACCTGGGCTGAAAAATTCTTAAACCCGTCAATATCCTTTTTAGTTTTGTTTAACTCTTTAAAAAGGAAAACGAGTGCTACGGCACACACGATGGTCGCGACAATCAAAAGCGTGTCTTTCGTAACCGGAATCATTTATAAATAAAAATAACATCTTCTTTTTAAGTATTCTACATCACGGCACCCATTTTGGTTTTACCGGGAGTGGGACACTCGTAAGGTGTCTGAGCGAATTGGACGGCTTCGTAATGCGCATTTTCACATGATTTCTGTGTGGCTGGCGTTGTGGGCTGACCGACAAAGGTTTCAAGTGTCCTGGACTTAGGATCGTACGTCAATACAAAAACGATGGAGAGAAGAAAAACTATTTTCCAAAGCATCTTTTACTAATTAGTTAGAATATAATAGACCACCCATACCATTTTCTACCCTTAAAATGTTGTAATTAACGGCATAAATATCCTTATTTACCGACCGAGTATCGTTGATGATACGAGCCGAATCAAGTCGAGAAAAGTTGAGGGTACCAGTGGGCTGCAGCTTACCAGTCTCGAGGCAGAAAGGGTAGGTGAAGAGCTTGGTGGCGGGGGTAGAGTTACCATGGGAGGTGTGGTAATAGAGAGGAACCGAGGTGTAGTTAGGGTTGGCAAATTTGAAGTCGGCAACATCGGTACCGTTAATTTGGAGCTTGAGCTTGTTATCATCATTGAGGATCTCAAGAGCAGAGCTGTCCGCCGAAGTGAGATACTTGACGGGGTGGTTGAAGTTCAGCTCCTGCATCTTAGAGCCGGAAGATACAGCCTTCTGGACCTGGGTGATGAGCATGTTAAGAGGTTCAGCTGCGAACATCTCACGCTCCTGGGTATCGAGGTACGCGTAATTCGCGTAGACGTCCCATTTAGAAGCAGCGGCCGCGGCACCCCAAGTGATGCGAAGCTCCACGTCGTGATATTGGAGGGCAATGAGAGGAAGGGCAGTCTGCCAGTTCTCACAGAAAGCGAACCTGAGAGGGTAGAAGCGCTCGTTGGTAGAGCCACCGTAGAGATCACCGGCAACCGACTTGGAAGATGAGGTCGCGGAGAGGGTGGGTGCGATGAGAGTAGAGTAGGTAGAATCCTGTTCATCAATAACCTGACCTCCCACCATAAGTTCGACCTTGGAAATTACGGTAGTCCAGTCAGTGATAGTATTACTCTTGAGACCGGTGTTGGGAACGAGGTAGACATAGTTGAGCATGTCACCCTTGCGCTCGAAGCGGACGGTGGACATACCGTTGTTCGAGACGTTGCCTTGGATGACTTGACGCTCGACAGTTTGGGAAAAATT